CCGCGCGAGCCCGAGGCAGTCGCAGCCGATGCCGCGCAGGCTCGCCTGGTCGTGGTACGGCGTTCCCAGCCAAGAGCGCGCGATGGCAATGACCCGCGCGGGATCGGCCGGTGCGAGAGGTTGCGTCACAGCACGGACCCCTCGTGGCCGCCATCCTTGGTGGCGTAGCGCAGCACGGCGTCCTGGCCGGGGATGTGCGGGAAACCGCGAAAGTTGGCGGTGTTCGCGAACTTGGCCCCGCAGGTCTCCATCCGTTTGTCGCAGCCTGCACGGATGGTGAAGCCGTCGCCCTCTTCGATCGCGCGCACCGGCGCTTCGAGCAGGGTCAGCACAGCGATACCGTCAGTGACGTCGTGGCCCAGCACCTCGGTGCGCCGCCCCGCGTTCGCGCCGCTCGTCCAGTCCAGCGTGCCGAAGGTGAACCAGCCGGAGGCGAACCCGCCGAGGCCCGAGGCGGTGAAGGATCGGTCGCGAAGAAGGTCGATCACCGCGCCCGTGCCCTTGAACGCCGGATCCTCCAAATCGACGCGGCAGCGCGTATCGCCAAGCGCGGCATCGCAGGTCGCCTGAAAGGTCCGCCCGACCGTCTGGCCAAGGACATGGGCGAGCGAGCGGACCTCGGCGACGAAGGCGAGCCGCCCGCGCCGGATCTGGCCGGTGGCGCCGCGCCGCATCAGCACGCGCTGGTCCGTGTCGGCCCAGTTCACCCGCCAGACCTCGACCTCGGCATTGTCCCAGCGGCCGTCGAGAATGTCGGTCTCGGTGATCCGGTCGGAGGTCAGTATACCCTCGGCATCCTGCGCATCGACCGAGAGGTCCGAGCCGGAGCGCACCTCCGAGGCGGTCAGCCCGCTCTCGGGCTCGAAGTCCGTGCCGTCGAAGCTCAGCGTCCGGTCATGGTCGGTGAAGCCGAAGATGACACCACCGGCCCGTATGATCCGCCAGCACCAGGCGAGCGTGGTCGTGCCCTCGTCGAGATGGGCCTGCAGCGCGGGGTCGAGGGTCTTCATCGGCGCAATTCCAGCAGCGGGATGGAGGTGATCGAGCCGAGCCGCTCGAGGTCGAGCGTCACGTCGAGCACGTCGGTGTCGAAACGGACGGGCACGTCGAACTCGAAGCCCGCGGTGATCGCGACGCCAGCGCCCGGCGCGGCGCCGAAGGCGACGACGCCGATCGTGGTGTCGACCGACCAGCCGGAGGGCTGCTCGACCCCGCCGAGCGCGATGCGCACGGTTCCGGTCACTGGTTTGGCGATGGCGCGCGTCCAGGATTGCGCGCCCGAGGCGTAGTGCTTCACCAGCTGGAACGCTGTCGTCGTGCCGTCGCCGGTACCAACCACCTGGTCGGTCGGCGACGGCGTGCCCGAAGGCAGGCAGGACTTGTGGTCGCCCCAGTCCTTGAAGCGGAAGCCATGCAGGCGGCCGTTCCGCGCTTCGAAGAAGGCGACGACGGCCGCCAGATCGTCTGCGCGGCGGATGCCGTAGGCGACATCGTAGCGGCGGCGCGAGTTGGCCCAGCTGGCGTTGCGCTCCTCGTCGCCCGAGGCGAGCTCGACGATTTGCGTGCGCCGCTCGGGCCCGCCCCGCGCGCCGCGGCTGACGTTGTCGGGAAACCGGACCTCGTGAAACGCCATCACATGCCCCTCCGCCCGAGTGACACGGCACGGGCGATGTCCGCCGCGACCTGCGTGCGCGACTGCCGGAAGCTCTCGGCGTCGCGGGCCATGATGGTGACATTGACCCCGCCGCCCGCGCCGTAGCTCTGGGCCTCGCGCCGCGACAGCACGCGCTCACCGCGCTGCAGGATCGCGGGCACCTCATCATGCCGAAGGCCGGCCATGCCGCCGGAATGCATCCGCGGGGCGGCGGCGAAAGCCATGGCCGGGACCATCCGCGACGGCCCCGCAGAGCCGACCATGCCACCCGCATGCAAGACATTGGCGAAGATGCCGCCCGCCCCGGAGAACACGCCAGAGAGCGCATTGGCGATCGGCCCGAGGATGAACCGCCGCGCCGCCAGTTGGGCGAGATCGGCCAGCAGCGAGGTGACCAGATCGCGGAAGTTGAGCTTGCCGGTCTTCACGAACTCGCCGACCGCGTTCTCGGCAGACTGGAAGGCGCCGACGAGGCTCTGGCCGATGTCGCCGCCGATCTCGCGCGCCTTGCTGGCGTAGTCCGACAGCGCCGCCGTGACCGCCTGCCACCCGGTGACGGCGGCCTCGGTCGCGGGCTCAGCCGCTGCGGCGGCAGCTCCGGCCGCCGCCCCTGCACCCGTCGCGGCCCGTCCCGCATCGCCGAGCGCCGTCTCCAGCCGCTCGGCAGCACCAGTGGCCTCGGCCAGTGCATCCGCGCCCGCCTCGTCGGTGCCGCGCACCGCATCGCGCAGGGCCTGCCAGCTTTCCAGCGGCGCGCGGGCACCTTCCGCCAGATCGCGCGCGGCGCCGCGGTAGACATTCGCCGACTCGAGCGCGCGGTTCGCCGCCTCGGTCAGGCCGAGATCGGGCGCGGTCAGCGGGTTGTCCTCGAAGGCCCGGTCGAACGCCGCCTGCGCGGCGGTGGTCGCTGCCGTCGCGGCGCCCTCGAAGCGGTTCTCGATCTCGCCGAGGTCGAGGTCGGGCACCAGCGAGATGCGGCGCTCGGAGCCGAGGGCTTCGAGCCCCTGGTTGATGCCGCCGATGAAGCCGTTGATGCGCGAGACCACGCCGTTCAGCATCGCCTCGACGCCGTCGACCAGGCTGTTCGCGGCCTGGAACGCCAGATCGCTGATGGCGGCGGGCAGCAGGCCCCAGATCGCCTTGATTGCCTCGTAGGCCCCCTCGAAAGTGTTCGCCGCTGTATTCCCGAAACCGACCACGCTCTCGATGGCGCTCTGCATGCCCGAGGCGGCATCGGCCTTCAGGTCGAAGAACATCGCCGTGGCGGCCGCACCCGCGGCAGCGGCGCCCATCCTGATCCGCTCCCAGACCTCGACGGCGAGATCCTTCAGGAGCGACATCGCCTCGCCGAAACCGCCCGCGCCGGAGACGAGACGGGTGAACTGGTAGACGAGCTCGCCCGCGCCGACGATCAGCGCCCCGATGCCGGTGCGGATCAATGCGCCGCGCAGAAGGACGAGCGCTGTGGCTAGGCCACGGACCGAGAGCGCCGCAGCGGCCATGCCCGCGACCCAGCGGCCTGCGAGGAAGGCGGCGAAGGTGGCGGCATAGGTGGTCAGGCGACCGATGTTGTCGAAGAGGCCGCGGATTGCGATGCCGAGCGGGCCGGTGCGGCTGGCGACCGCCGCCATGGCGTCGGCGACGGCTTCGAGCGCCGGTGCCGCAGCGACGGCCAGCTGGTTCGACAGCCCGCGCCAGATCAGCCCGAGCCGGGAGATCGCATCGTTCGTCCGCTCAATCTGGTCGGCGTCCTGCTCCGAGACCACGACCCCGAAGGCGAGCACGTCCTCCGTCGCCTGGCGCAGCGTCGCCGTGTCGATCCGCGACATGGCAATGGAGCCTTCCTCGCCGAAGAGCTGACCCGCGACGGCCGCGCGCTCGGCGGCAGGCACGAAGCTCTCGATGGCCGCGTTGATCGCGCCCACGCGCTGATCCAGCGGCAGCGCGATCAGTTCGTTGGCCGAAAGCCCGAGCCGGTCGAGCGCATCGGCGGCGGGACCGGTCCCGGCGGCCGCCTGGCTGAGACGGCGGGTCAGATCCTTCGTCGCCTGCTCGATGCCGGACATCGACACGCCCGCCAGCTCACCCGCCCGCTCCAGCGTCTGGATCGAGGCGACGGTTGTGCCGAGCGACTGCGCCAGCTTGGCCTGCGCATCGACCGTCTGCAGGCCGGAGCGGATCATCGCCACGCCAGCGGCGGCGGCGGCAGCAACCGCCGCAGCGGCAGCCACGCGCACCCGCCGCGAGAAGGCCGCGAGCCGGGCGTTCGCCGCTTCCATCTCCCGGCTCAGTCGTCCGAAGCCGCGCGACCCGGCCTCGCCCACGCCTTCCAGTTCGGCGCGCACCTGCCGTCCGCCCACGGCCGCGAGGCGGACGCTAACCCGTTTTTCCGCCATGGGACTGATCCATCTGTTCGTTGAGTTTGGCGACCATCACCGCCTCGATGACGGGGAGCAGTTCGGCCATGGCGAGCGGCGGCACGCCGAGCGCGTCGCCGAGCGCCAGCGCCGCCGACATGTCCCAGCCGACGACGGCTCCGGGCAGCACGCGGAGTTGGCCGCCGAGACGGCCGACCAGATCCCAGACCTGCCAGCCGTCATGCGTCAGCGGCCGGTTCAGCCGCGCCGGGCAGTCCGGGCAGGTTTGCGTGCAGGCTTCGCAGTACCGCTCGCCCCCGCCGAAGGACCATTCGGCGAGAGCGCGGAGGCGTTTTTTTCCTGTTCCAGCAGCAGGCCCTTCGAGACGTAGGTCAGCTGGAACGCCTCGAAGATCGGCCAGAT